CAACATTCTGGTTGACATTTTATAGGAGGATATATGGCAATGAGCGGGAAGCAACTCGGCGACGACATCGCCGCGCTGCTCTATGCCTCGGACGCATCGGACGACGCCAAGGCAAAAGTGAAAGCATTATGGGAATCAATCGGCGAGAAGATAGTTTCGCACATAACCCAAAACGCGCAGATAACCGTCGCAACCGGGATACCGGTCTCCACGGCCGGAAGCGCGGCCGCGCAAACCGGGGCGACCACTGCAACCGGGACCGCGACGATAGCATAGGGGAATGAAGATGGAATCATCGGCAGTATTTGAAGGCGATGTCCTTCTCGAAGACGATAACGATGGCGGTGAAATCGAAATCGATGACGGCCTCGTGATCTGCGATCGCGGTTTTTCTACGGCCGTTTATATTTCGCTCTTCGGCGGGAATGATGATGACGACGGCAAGGTCGAGAACGATAAAACCTATTGGGGAAATCTGCTTCAAGACACAAAGGCCAATGAAAAGGCGGTCTCTCGTTTTCAGAACATAATCAAGTCGTTACCTATGTCGGTGAAAAACATCAAGTTAGCCGTAGCCGCTGCCGGTATCGATCTTGCCTGGATGAAAGACGAGGGCATCGCCGACGCGGTGCTCATCTCTAGCAGCGTGACGAGAAAAAATACGCTCAACTTAATAGTAAAAGTGAACAAGGATGGGACAACATTATCGAAAAGCGAGTTCGCAATTCATTGGGAGGCTATGAGCTATGGCGTATGAGAATAAAAAGATTTCCGACATATACGCCCTTCTCTCGGCCGGGGTACAGCAAGAGTTCAACAAGAAGTTTAGGCTCCTCCCGAAATCGTTCCTGAACATCATCTTCAAGGTTTTTTCCGGCGTATATATCACGCTTTACAAGCTCATCGGCTGGTTCTTCTTGCAGATATTCCCCGCCACGGCGTCATGGGACACCGTTACCGTTCTCGGGGTTCAAGTCCGGCCCCTCGTTCGCTGGGGTGTACTGCTTGGCGTTGGGGAGCCCAACGAAGCTACGCAATGGGAAGGAACCGGCCTTATAACAGTGTTGACCCTGGGGACCGTTCTCGACTCCGGGACGCAACTAAAAAGCACGGTCACGGGGAAGATTTACCTCGTGACCGCCACGACTACCTTGAGCACTGCAACGGCCTCGATCGGCCTCAAGTGCTCCTCTTCCGGGACGGCCGGAAATCTCGAAGTGAGCGACGAACTTGTTTTCGTGAACCCGCTCGGGACCGTTAATAAGACGGTCCCGATTACCGCCGTGACGACCGATGCGACGGACGCGGAAACGGAGGCGCATTACCGCGCCCGCGTCGTCAATCGATACCAGGTGCAGCCCCAGGGCGGAGCCTTGGCCGACTACAGGAACTGGGCGGCCGATGTTGACGGGGTTTTACAAACCTATATTTATAAGGATTCCAATTCGGCGACAGGCGTCTTGATCTACGTCGCGGGGAATTCAGACACCTATACCGACCGGATAGCGACGAGCGCACTATGCAAGGCCGTAGGCGCCGCATGTACATATGACCCGGACACCGGCAAAGCCACAAGGAAGCCCATAGGAGCGATCCTAGACCCCGACAACGATGAATCATACCGGAACGTCGCCGCCGTGAGCGTGAAGGGCTTCGTCGTCTACGTGACGGGGGTTTCTGGAGCCGCCGCCGCCGATTTCGCGGATGCCGCGAAATCTCTCGTATCCGACTATTTTCTATCCCGAGAACCCTACATTCGCGGCCTATCCGTCGATACCGACGTATCGAATAAAGTTTCAGTGAACAACGTGCGCGGAATTGTCAACGACGTAGCCGAAAGCCTGAAGGCCATTTTCGACGACGTTACCATCAAGCAAAACGGATCGACGATAACGAGCGCCGCCCCCTACGAGCTTGCAGACGGCGAACTTGTGAAACTCGCCGGGTTCTATGTGAACGGGGTGGCGTATTGAGCACCGCATTTAACATGATTCGGGCGCTCTTCCCTCGCGGAAGGGCGTTTCGGCTTATCCAGGACAACAACCAGAAAAAACTAATGAAGGCCCTGGCCGTCCTTCCCGACGACGTTCGAAATGAAATCGAGCTTGCGTATTCGGACATCTTCCCGGACATGACTCGTTTCCCCGATATGTGGGAAAAGACCTTCGGCGTTCTTTTTACGTCATCGCAACTCACCAAGCGCCGGGCCATTCTCGCCGCGCTTTGGAAATTGAATGGCGGCCAGTCGTCGTATTGGCTTCAAGAACTACTCTCGCAAGTAGATTCGAAAATAAAAGTCATTGAAAACGTTCCCGTCAGGAATCCACGCGACAGCAACGTCGCTACGGTTTCCGTGAACGGGAATAAGGTCATGAACAACGGAGACGACAGGGCCGTCAATAACTATCGAATCGGCGACGAGTCCTTCGAGCCGACCGTTCTCGCGAATGGCAAGAGCGATCTTTATTCAATCCCGAACGATTCCCTTTATTGGGAATCGTGCTTTTTCGTATGCGGCGGCGTCGAGCGCAATAGCCGAGGCGAAATACTCTACGTCGAAAAAATCGAAGTCAATGCCGTGTGGAAGGATTACGTCGAATATCTCGTATTGAAAATAAAGCCGGTACATACCCAAGCGGTAATGTACATCGAGTGGACGAGCTAGAGGAGGAGCGCCAATGATAAAGATAGACGCGAAATATTCTGATTACCGGGACGATAGCGACCCGAACTATCCCGGTGGAAAGGCTGTCGATGCGACGAGCATGGAAAGCCTCGACGGAACACCATACAAAAAGAACTGGATGAACGACATAAACGGCGCCCGGCAGGCGCTTTACTATGCCGCGTTCGGGAGCCTAGCGGGCGTGAGTGGGAACCCGGACAACATTTCCGACTCTGACACTCTCAAGGCCGTGGTGAAGCTCATATCGAACAGCCACGACAAGATGTTCAAGACCGTGACCGTTTCGGGGACCGAGACGGTCATCGCCTGGGCCGACCTTGGACTTTCCGAGGGGACCTATCAAGTCGTTTTGCAGGCGGCCGGGAATTATCCCGAGTTCCTGCCTTTCGGATACAGCATCGCGAGCGACGGGGTTCATATTTTTCCGCATCGATTGATCGATGGCGAAATCGTCTCTTCTACCCGTCGCATCAAGTGGGGATCATTCAAGTGGGGCGCCAAGAACTGGGGCGCTTATTCAAGTATGCCAGTCAATATTGTTCTCAAGGAGGTAACGGGATGATAGGCATTCCACAGGTTCTCAACACGAAACAGGATTGGCTCAACGCGCTCGAATGCGCGAAGGCCGATTCTTCCGCAGCGAGCGGATTCAAGGCGCGCCTTATAGGGCTCCGCGATAACCGCTACATGAAGACACTTAAGGCGTCGAGCGCATCCAAGAGCGCCGACGATCAGACCCTGGACGACTACGAGCAGACCGACGACCCGGCCGCCGAAATCTATCGGCTCGGGTTCACGGTCTCGGCCGTCGAAAGCATGATAAAGGAGCTGGCATGAGTTTTCACCACTATGCCGACACGGTAGACGATGCCTCCGTGTCCTGCCTTCCCGAATCGGGCAATTTCAAGAGCCCAGGGAATTATTTCATCTACAAGAAAAACCCCTACGCCTACGACACGAACGTCATCGTAGTCAAGAAGGGCTGCGCGATCGACCTCTATGTCAGCTCCGCGTGGGAGCAGTTCGTCAACCGCGCGGACATCGAACTCACCGTCGCAGACATGGACGATTTATCGGCCTTTGTGGTCGGCACCGACTATTACGTCTATCTCTGCTGGGATGGCACGAACGTCGTGGTCAAGTTGTCCGCGAATGCTACCTACCCGAGCGGCTACACTTCGGACAATTCCCGCAAGATCGGCGGATTCCACTATGGCCATATTCGCAAAGTGTCCGCCGACGACCTGTGGGTTCCGATCGATTCCACCGGCGTGCAGTTCGGCGCGAACGGCGTAATCTGGCAAAAAAACGTCGCGGTCGGCATCGTTCCGAACAGCGTGTGGGATCTGAAAAACCGCCCCAAGTGCTCGCCCGAGGGCATGGTGAAGATCGGGAACATGTGGTACGACATTTACCTCGCCTCGGCGGCCGAGACCGTTTCCTTCCAGGGGGCTACGAGCGGCCTCCACGTCATCGCGGGCAAGCTTCAGTCGAAGTATGGGCAGCTCCCTATCACCGGCACCGAGGGCCTTCACTGGTACAATTTCAACGAATTGGCCACGCGCATCGGGAAGCGGCTCCCCTCCTACGGGGAGCGCATCAAGGGCGCCTATGGAAACCCCGGCGGCGAGGCGGCCGCCGACAACTACGGCTGGACGAAGACCACGAACACCGCCCGCGCGCGCACGGGAGCCTCGGTAGGGGCCTCCTCGGGCGCTTATGACGCGGCCGCAGGCATTAAGCCCTACGCTGTGAGCGCGTACAATCTCATCGATTGCGTCGGAAACGTTTGGGAGTGGCTCGACGAGCTTACTGTTCGCCAGGATTCCACTTCCTGGAACTGGTACGACGTTCTCGGCAGCGACAAGGGACAGGCCAACCTACCTAATAATATCGGTATAACGGCTTTCTTAGCCGGTGGCTATTGGAGCGTCGGCGTGAGCTGCGGCCCTCGCTCGGTGGACTTGTACGGTGTTCCGTGGCTTGTGTACTCGAACATCGGGTGTCGCCTGGCCTGTGACGCGCTCTAGCGCGTATCTGGTATCTGGCTTCTGATTCTCTGTTTTTCGCGAAGGCGGTCATGATGGGAAACGAAGGGCAAGGCACTCGAATATTCGGCAGCGTTGACAATCTTCTGCTTTATCAGCGGTTCGATGATTTTATGAATTACTTCATACCCATCATCGACCGTTTTCCGAAAACGGAGAAATTCGCGCTCGTTTCGCAGATAAAAAACCTCATGTATGACATGATAAAGGAGATAATTCGGACAAATAAAAAGCGCGACAAACTCGCAGGATGGTATGAGTTCGACGTATCGCTAGAAATGCTTCGATTCTTCATCCGCCATGCGAGGCGTAGAAAGTTTCTTTCGCCAAAAAGCTATGAGACGGCTGTGAAAAAATTGGCGGAAGTAGGCCGTATTGTCGGCGGCCTTATCAAGGGGTAATCGGTGTCAGCCGGTGGCAATTGGAGCGACGGCGTGAACTGCGGCCCTCGCTCGGTGAACTTGAACAATGTTCCGTGGAATGTGAACACGAACATCGGGTGTCGCCTGGCCTGTGATTATTCAGAAATCGCATTAAGCAGATTTGCACAATCAAGGTTGTACAAACAGTGACGTTTTCTTAATCGTCAGATCGATAACCCTCGCCTTCATGGCGGAAGTAGTATGGAGGCGCGTTCACGGACGCGCCTTTTTTATTCAGAGAGGAACATCATGATTGACATCGACTTTGCAAGCGTTTACGACTATGAGAATCTTTACCAGTCTTTTATTCTTTCCGCGAGGCAAAAACACTACCGTACATCCGTCCTAGAGTTTTCATATAGCCTCGAAGAAAATCTAATCGAGATCCAAAACGAATTGATATGGAAAACTTACAAGGTTAGCGCGTATCGGCATTTCATGCTTCACGAACCTAAAGAACGGCTCGTATCTGCCTTACCATTCAAAGACCGTATTATTCAACACGCCTTGTGTAACGTAATCGAACCCGTCTTTGAATCTCGGATGATTAACGATTCACACGCCTGCCGGAAAGGACATGGAACTCTCACGGCTGCGAATCGGCTTTCGTATTTTATGGGAAAGGAATCATCGATCTATTACCTAAAATGCGACGTTAGAAAATACTTCGCCTCGGTGAAAATACCAATTCTAAAAGACATCGTTAAAAAATGGTATATACAGAACCCCGATATTCTGTGGCTTCTTTTCTCTATTTACGATGCAGAAGACGAAAACGATGGGTTGAAAATTGGGAATCTCACCTCTCAACTTTCGGCGAATGTATATCTTACTGAATTGGATTTTCTTTTGAAAACGAAACTGCAAGTTAAGAATTACATTCGGTACATGGATGATTTTATTATCCTCGATAAATCAAAGGCCTACTTAAACGACCTGCTTGCAACTACAAGCGATTTTCTCGACAACAACTTAGGGCTTCAGCTCAATGACAAGACGCATATAGGACTTGCCCGCGATGGCATCGATTTTGTTGGATTTAAAATTTTTCCAAGGAATAAAGTCATCAAAAAAGCGAGCATGAATAGGATGCGCGGGAAATACAACGCATGGAAGCATGGGAAAATGAGCGACGATCGCTATCTAGCCTCTATCGGCTCATGGATAGGGCATGCAAAAGGAACATCGTCAACGGCCTATGTTGAAAACACTCTCTTGAAATCATTGAGAGTCGCCATCAATAGAGACCGCCCGGAGCCTACTTCGTCGCAAGCTTGTCCATCTCGTGGTTAAAGATATTTTGACAGTCGGCCGCTGGCTTCTCCCCCGCCGGTTGAAGCCAGGGCCGTGCGGCTGTCTGCGTCACGGAAAACTTGCGGTTATAGATCATCTTTTTTTCAAACTTCGCCACGCCATAATAGGAATAGAACCGGGTAATTTTGAAGATACTGCCTTTGTAAAACAGAAGCTTGTTCTTCGTGTAGGCAATATAGGCACCGGCAACAACACCAGCCCGGCCCTTGGCGCGGCCGCCAGAGAATGCAGTAACAACAAAGCGCCCCGATAGGGCATCCATTCGATACATCTTTGAAACCGGACGCTTCTTGTCGCCACCGCGCGCCGCATCGGTGGGGATATTAAGCCGATTTCCGGTAGCCTCATGCGCTCCGCCCTTCTCCTGGCGCTCCATGTACCCAACAGGCTCGCCCGCGCCGACGCGGGCCTCTACATTCGCCAGGGTATGGACGGAACCTAGCGGGCACGGAGTGAAGGTGATATTCCTTTTCGTGAAGCTATTCCTGTTCACGAAGTTCCGGCCGATGTTTTCGATAGCATTTTTTCGAGTCTTGGCCGATTGAATATTGACCGTTGATATTGCGGCCGTGACGATTTGCTTTTTCATTTCCGTCGTCAAAAGGCTCATCTTCGACGGATCTTCAATAACCATTCGCGCGAAGCCATCCATAGCGCCCTCCGCCTTTAGTATTCGACCTGCTATGTAAAAAGGTCAAGTTGGTGGTCGTTTATCACGCCAAAGTCTAAGAACATTTTTCTAGTTTTCCTATCAACTGAACATAGCTCGCGGATTTCTTCCTTCGCGGCGTGCTTCGCCTCGCGCGTGGTCGGGTATAGTGGCGAAGTGATAACGGCGGCCGCCGCTTTGGTTACCGCCCCGATCGAGAATGAATAGGACGTGAAATACCCGTCCGACTCCCTGTAGATGCCAATGGAAATATTATTTTTACCGTGATTTTCGACGATAGTTTCAACCGGGTCCGACTTGCAAACCCCCCATTCGTTATACATGAGGGCGCGCGGAGGAGCCCTGTGCCCAGCAATCTCATTCCAAAACATCGCGGCCGTGAAGGCTAAAAGCCTGGGCGTGGTCTTCCCGCATTTCTCGCAGGTGATTATGGAAATATGGAGGCCATTTACAACCGCGTCTTCAATGTAGCTCGGGCGGCCGCCGCAGGAGCACGGATTCAGCTCAATCTCACTTAAAGGGGTCATCGTCGGGCGGCTCGGGCGTGAAATCAAGTCCGTCTCTTCTTCGATCATCGCGCCGTTCCTCCTTTTTGTGGTCATCGGGCTCGTCTGGTAGACTTGGCTGTGCTGACTGGCCGACGTCGGGCTTCAATTTCATGTATTGGAAAATCTGAACGGGATAGCCGTTCATTTTCTTTTGCTTTACACGTATTTCCGTATAGTCGTGCTTCAGAAATCGCGTGAACTTATTTTGAGTAAACGCCTCTTTATCAGAAGGCTTTCCGAATTCATCCAACTCGAAACCGTAATACGACAAGTACCGGGCGTACACGTCCTTTATTTTCTCGAAGCAATTCTCGTCCTTTACAAAATCGATGTTGTCTTCGACGAACCTATCAAGGTCGGTCTCCTGGTCTTCTACATAGTCGTCCTTATAGGCCGCGCACTCCTTCGACAAAGGTATCTTCCCTTTATATTCGTGCTTGAACCGAATGTAGTATTCGGAAAAAAGCCTGATAACGGACGGGTATTCAGACTCAAGGTCGGCAAGAATGTCCGTCTGCTCCTTAGTCCCCTCGTCGCCGTGCTTATGCTCAACCCGAAAAGGAATTACGACCATGCGGTCGATAGTCGCTTGGTCTTTAGAGTCAAAGCGCGGCGAGTGATTGGAAGCCATGATGATTTGAGCGGTCGGCGTGAAGTCGCGGGGATCTGAATACATGCCGCGCGCTGTGAGCGTGTCGCCGCCGGTCAACTCTTTCCAAAACGCGCCATTCAAGAACCCATTGCGCTCCGTCTCTTGCGCCACAGCCGCGCCTTTCCCTTCCAGGCGGGCAACGTATGGATTCGGTCCATTACTCGGTATGCGTGTCCGGCCGGTCGAAACAAGGGCCTCGGATGGAAGGCGAACAATCATGCCGGAATAGACCTTCATCATGAGTTCGATGGTAGTCGTCTTTCCCGTGTGCGGCCGCCCGATGAAAATACCGCCGTACTTGTACTGCGTGCAGCGAGACGGAATGAGTGACAAATAATACATGAGCGTTTCAAGAGTATCGTGGTCCTTGAAGTTGCCTTCCATGAAGGACATGAACTTATCGGGCTTTCCCTCTTTTTTGAGATCCGCAACTTTATACGGGAGTGTATTCCGGCGATACTCGTCCTGCGTCGATTTCCTGAACTTGATTTCTTTACCCGAAAAATCGAGCACCCCGTCTTCAAGGGTGAGCGTCTCACGAATCGACGGAGAATCGAACAGGACATCGGCCCGGAATATTTCCGGCATGGCCGACAGGTCGAGGACGACCTCCGAGCGGAAGCGGTATTGCTCTATTTTCCGCGCGGCCCGCTGTAGAAGCTTGAGCGTGTCCTCGTCGTACTCCTCGCATTCGTTCGCGGAATAATCCAATAAGGCCGAAAAAATATTGTAGACCACGCCGCGCGGATCTGGCTCGCGTACCCAAATATGTCCGTTATAGAAATAGTGGCGCTTTTCAGTTTCAACATAGATAAAGCAATCTTTCAAAATATCGGCTATGAGTTCGGCGGCCGTCCTGGAACCTTGGTCTTGAAGGAAATGCTCCCATTCAGCCGACTCGGTTATTTTCTTGTAGTTAAGCGGGATGATAGGTTCATTCTTACTTATCATCCCTTGAAGTTCAGACTTCGAAATCGTCACGGCTTCGAGCCGCGAAATGAAATATTGAGACAATCCGTACTTTTTCGCGATCGTTACTAGGTATGTCGGATTCTGCTTTAATGGCCGGTCGAGAACGTTATCCGGCGCCCCCCACTTATGAAGCACTTTCCACGCCGAATCATCCATCGATTCAAGGATGTTGCAGCATGCGGATACGAACGGGGCTATTTCGCCCTCCTCCAGCTTCGTTCGGTCGATCTTTTTTAATACGCCCTTCAGCTCCTTCAGGCTCAAGCGGCCGTGCGGCTCGCTTTGACCATCGTCCTCCGCCTTTGCCGCCCCGTCCGGGATTACGTCGTCGTCCTGGATATCTGCATAGATTGCCGCCGCGGCGATCGCCTGCGTTACCAGGTCGGCGCGATTGTGGCGAATGGCGTCGTCTGCGTCCTTGTATGGATCTGGAACGTGCGTTGTCTTGATCGTCCCTGTAAACCCGTTTTTTCGCAAACCCAACGGGATACAACTGCGGTTTTTGTCATCCTTGCCGATCGGTATAAGCCCCATGGACTTCTTACCTGGCTCGTCATTGTCGAAAAAGAGTATTACCTCCTTTGCATCGAGGAGCCGCGCCTTGACCTTGGGGCCGGTAAGCCCATTCGTCCCGCCCGTCGAGTAAACGCCCTTAATTCCGGCCGCGCGGCAGGCTATAGCGTCGATTTCTCCCTCTACCAGGACAACCGGCTTCGTTATATCGAGGCCGTCCGGTGTCGGGAAGACGCAACCAGAACGCGAATTGATCTTCTTGCACTCGCCGTCGCGGTAGAAATGGAGCTTGTAGCCCACGGCGAGCTTAACGACGACCCCCGACGAATCCCAGGTAGAATATCCCTTCTGTGGGTTGACGAGGGGGATTCCGGCCGAGCGCAGGGTTGCCCTGGTCACGCCCTCCGTCGCGATGTCCAGCCCCGGCCAGTAGAAAAAATATTTTACCATTTCGTCAACGATAGCCGCCGGGTAAGCCCCGGCCTCGCCATCTTTCGCCCGAGCCCGCGCCGCGAGGAAATCGCGCACGGCTCGCTCCTTCATGACGTGGCCGCGCATGTAGGATTCAACGGCTTCGCAGGCCAAGGGGTCAGGGGTAAATGATTTTTCTTTTTCCCTCGGCGCGATCGGGCGCGGCGCGGCGCCGAAGGTCTTCTCGATTTCGAGGTATTGCTCCCTCTTATCCGTGATGCCTTCGAGTACCTCTACTGCGTCGTAGATGTCGCCATGAATGCCACAGCTTCCCGAGTAGCAAATGAAATGATCTTCGAACAGCTCGCACGATGGTGTTTTATCATCGTGCGCGGGGTTGAAGCACCGAATAAGGCCGGGCTTTGCGTCAATGCCCTTTTGACGCAGATAGTCGACCAGGCGCGGCTTGTAGAGATTAAAATCCACGGGCCGCCTCTACTTTGCCAGTACGACAATAAGGGCAATGATTACGATCGCTTCAATGATCGCGATAATACCGATAACGTCACGGGCGCGAGCGAGTTTGATAACCAAATGCCGAACGTTCTTGGTCGCCTTCGCCTCTACCTGTTTCCGATATTGTTTCCGAATGCTTTTTGCAAGTCTTCCGTTCATAATACGCCTCGTTGCTAATTGGTTTTTTCGTAGGCTTCAAGCGCCTCGCTAAAATATGTCGAGGTCTCCTTCCCCGCTTCGTGGCACTTCTGGTACACGCGGAGGTACAGAGGGAGCGGGATTCTTGCTTTTATCTCTACCGTCTCCGACTCCCTCTTGAGCGCGTTTTCCCTCGCCATCGCTTCCGTCTGTTCCATCGACTATCTCCCCTCCGAATTGTTTTTTCACAAGATGCGCGGCGAGGGAAATTGTCATTCCCTTGGCGCGCATCAGTTCAATTTCTTTCGGGCTGTAGCGAACGCCGTCTTCGCAAAATACCCAGCCCGTTTTATCGCTTAGGGCTATCTCCTGCTTTAATTCCTCGGAGTAGATATAGTGCCAGCCTGGCTTTCGCACCTTTGCCATATCAAAGGCTCGTCTGTAACAGATCGATGATTTCGCGCGCGGCGGCGATCTTCGCGCGTTCCTCTACCGTGCTGACGTGCTCCTTTTCCATATCAACCGCCTTTTTTTCTGTGCGATTGATATAGGCATGGAGACAATCAAATACGGAGTTCAAGAGGACTTTTATAGGGGCTGGTTCTTTTGATTCTTTGGCGGCCGCGACCGGAGCGGCCGGAATGGGATCGGGCGCGGGCGTTTTTGCCGTATTGGCAGGAACCGCCACGGCGTCCTTCTCTATACTTTTCGCAGGAGCTTCTTTGGCATCCCCCGGCTCCTTGATTGCCTCGGGGACAACCTCGCCGCGATATTCCTTCAGCACTCGCGTAGCGGCCGCGAGAGTACCGCCGTATTCCAAGGTCTTATTGATCGCGAACGGGACATCAACCTCGTCGATGGATCGTAGCTGTCCGAGGGCCTTGCTCGAAATCGCGCTCGCATCAACCCCGGCGGCGTCCGCCCGTTGCCGAACCTTGTACGCGGCGAGCAGATCCGAAACCCACGATATCGGCTTGCAAAGCGCATCGCTTATTTCAGTCTGTGTGTGTCCCTCTTCCATCATTTTCTTGATCGCCCGCTCCTTCTCGGCCGCCGAGAGGTCGGAGCGCTGGAGGTTTTCGATTAACTGAAGCGTGTGCTTGTCGCCCGTTTTTACGAAGGCGTCTATCTGCGAATAGTCGTCTCCTTTTTCGCAAAGCAGGCGGAAAGCGCGTATGCGACGATGTCCGCAGGTGAGTTCATAGAGCTGTATCCCTTCAGGGCTCTTGCCGTAATTTTTGACGACAATGGGTTGAATAAGGCCGTGTTGTTTAATGGACGCGGCAAGTTCTTCGATTTCGGTATAGTCTTGGCGGATGTTCCCGGTCTCGACTATCTGGTCGAGCGCTATTTTAACGGCCGGGCCGTTTGGGGCAAGCTTAGGCATTATCCCCTCCTAAAATGTAATCGACGTATTTTTCTAGGCGAGCCTTCACACTTGGGTGAAGTTCATAATTGATATTCGCGGTGAGTTTCTTTAGTGACTGGATATACGGGACCGGCTCGGGAATCAGGTAATCCGCGAATTTCTCTCGGTAGTTCTCGTACACCCCAGGACCATTCGTCTTGAGGCTAAAGGCATTGACGACGATATAGGTGTCTGCCTCTATGCAGCATTGCTGAAGCATATCGAAGTAGTTGTTCGTTGCTTCGAAATCGAGGCGCGAGCACGTACCGGAAACCACAAGGACATCGGCCGCGAAAATCGCATTCCGTGTATGCGGTCCCCAATATCCGGGCGGATCGATGATGACGTAATCGTATTTTTCGAGCAGGCCGGATTTCCGCAGTATTATTTTTAGCTGCGAATCCATGATGTTATTCAGTAGACCGATTTGCAGATCGGCCGGGATAATGTCGATGTTTTCCTTTGCGGGATACACCTCCCATTGCTGGCCGGAAATAAAATCCTTCGACGTGTGGTCCTTGAATAACGCTTCATAGCAGGCCGAAATCGAGCAGTTGCTATCAAGATCAATTATCAGAACCTTTTTCCCTCTCTTGGCGAGAGTCTCGGCGGTTAGGACATTAAGGGTTGTTTTCCCTGTCCCGCCTTTCCAACTCGACGTAGTTAAAACCTTTGCATTCATTGGGTGGGTCTCCTTGTGTCTCTTAGTCCTTCGGAATCCATATCTCGATAAAGGCGTCAGGCTGCTTATCGCCATCCACCTTCTTGTCGTTATGGACGACCGCAATATTCAACGGCTGGTTCGGCGGGAGATTAATCCCGCACGGGCTCGAAAGCTTTCCCGTCGTCCTTTTCACTCCATCATCGCCCGTACTCTTCCAGAGCGCCGCGATTCTGATTCCCATGATTCGCTCTCCTTTCGCTCATCGCGATTCAGATACAAAGCGCAGCGTATGGCCGCGCACTGAAAACAGTTGACCATTACAGGCTTTCGATACGCTCATAACCGATACGCCTAGCCTGCGCGCCGCCTCGGATTCGCTTTCGTATTCAATGCCCATATCGATGCAGACAACGGGCTTTCCTTTATCGCGGACGTTTGCCCGCGCGACTTTCTGCTTGTGCTCTTCCGTAAATACCCGGCGAAGACACGCCGCGCGGATTTTCGCCTTCGTTTCTTCGCTGTGCGGGCCTCTCATGCCTGGCCGCCTTTTCTGTCGATACATTCGATCATCGCGACACCAACCGCCACGACCTGGACTAGTTCTTCACGCTGTTTCGCGGGATCTGATTCGGCAAATACCTCGAAGACTTCTTCGATGAGGATGTCGTACCAAGTATTTTTTCCTAGAAAGGCAAAGGCGTCGCAGAGATCGCGGGCGCGGCTTGCCATGCCCTCATAAAAGCGGATGGATTCTTCATCCTCTCGGCGAATTGGGTGATTCTGTTCTCCCCATTTGCCATCCTGCCTTACGCGTTCGGCCTGGATTTCGGAGAAGATGCCAGTTCTACAAATTGCCGCGCGAGCGGGCGCGAGCGCGTCGGCCATTTGCAAGGCGCAGTCGGCTAGCTTGCTTCCAGCATCGGGGCCGAACATGGCAAGTTGACGAAGTTCGGAGGCGATATCGTCGACCGGTTTATTCATGGTCGGCTCCGCCTCGATTCTGTGATTTATCCATCATCCCGAGGAGAAAAGGACCAAAGGCAAGAATTAATAACGCGATGACAATAAGGGCAACGAAGATATAGCAACCAATTCTTATCATCGCGCGGCCTCCGTCATTTCCTTGAACTTCTCCGGGATCTTCGCCCCCATCTTCTTGGCGTACTCGTAGAGCCCTTCGTCTGTAACAGGAAGCCAGTCGATAACGTCTTCTCGCCTCCACGACTTGCGGCCGCCTATCCTTCGGCTCTTGAGGCCGCAACACGGCTGGAGCCAATATTTCGTGTTGTACGTCTCATAGGCCGCCCCACCTTTCAGTGCGGCCGCGCGATCGAGGGTTATCCATTCGGGCAATTCCTGGACCCGCGCTTCTTGCTCCGCGCCCCGGCGGGATTCCGATATCGCCTGGATAAGTTGCGCGACCTTGATTTCAAGGGCTTGTAATTGAAGGTTTTCTTGTGCGTTCATTCGAAGTATTCCCTATGAGAGACGGCCCAAGACTCCATAACAACAAAGCGCCCCTTCACGAAGCGCGGAGCCCCGCCGGTCTTTGTCATGGCTTTTGAAAGGGAAACGTAACTGACCCCGGAATTGATTCCGGCATCGAATAGGCAGTCGTATCGCTTACCATTTATGTAAAGCGGCTTTTGCTTCTTCGATTCGTAGACTTGCGGCAACTGAATCAAGATCGCGCGCCGTATCTTGGCCATGTCCCTTTTTTGATCGTAGCGCCTCACGTTTCCCTCCTTTCGTTTTTACTTTTCTGAACGATTACTTAGAGAACGGAACGCCGCGCCTCTGAAGCTCCGTTTCCGCGAGTTCCGTAATCCAATCCGAAAGCGTCTTCTTGTCCTTGATCGCCTCAATCTTGATTGCGGCGATGACGCCAACGGGGAGCGCCGCGCCAAGCTGCTTTTTTACAACCGGCGCAATAACGGCCTGCTCTTGCTCGTTCACTTTTTCCCTTCCTTTTTCCCGATCGTAAGGACAAGCCTCTTGGGCGCCGGCCGCGACTCGGAGACGACGTATCCGAGTTTTTCCAGGTCGCTAACGATTTGGGGTTTCTTGTTAGTATTGGCAACTAACTTGTTCATAGGGGCTCCTCTAAAAAAGTCCCTCCACGCGGTGTATAATCGGGGTGAAAAAACACAATCATTCCCGCAAGGAGGGACAAGATGACTGAAACCAGAGACATAACGTTTGACCAAAAGCTAAAGGCTTTTGAAATTGCCAGCCGACTACTGTCCACAGAAGGCCCAGGGCCAGACGCTTCACGAGAAGAGTTCAACGAACACATGGATTCTTATTTCTCGACTGTGGCCGGGCTTGCTTCCGTGATTCTTCGGAAGGTTGATTCGATGCCGGTTTAGCAAAGGGCTGTATTCCCTTTTGAGCTAAATAGCCGATAAGTTTCTCTTTGTAGGTGTTGAAATCCATACCGATGTCCTCCTAATTCCTTTGTTCGATTGCGGGTACGTTGCGCGGCACAGGTTGTCCGATCTTGACCGCCTCGGCTGTCATGGCAACATTCCAGTAAACTTGAACCGGGTATCCGTCGAGCTTCTTTTGCTTCACGGCGATATCCGGGTAATGGGTCACGAGGTAGCGGGTTAGTTTGTTGCGCGTCAGGTCATCGCCAACGCATTCGAGATAGCGGGCGTGCACGGCGGTAGTTTTTTCAAAGGCACCAAGCCGGAATGACAGGTTCAGCTCTATGAATTGGTCGAGGGCCGCCGACCGTGGGCCGATGCCCCACTTCTTGACCGGCGCTACCTCGAAGAGGATTTTGAGGAGGTCTTCACGCGTGAGGAGCTTTTCAGTTCCAAGGCGGGCGAGTTCGGATAGAGCCTCTACGCAATCAGGGCGATTGAAAAACGGGTAGCGGCTAACGGTGGCCGGGGCTGGAACCGCGCTATACGATCCTGTCCGGCGGATTTGCGGGAGAACCTCGGAAGTTACCCACTTTCGGAAGGCGCGAGCTTGCGGTTTTCGAGACTTAAATATGAGGGCATAGAGACCGGATTCGGAGATACAGACAAATTGATTAGGTACACCATTCCGTGGATTACCGTCGGGATTAGCGACGGTAATCTTTTCGTCATCTTCAAGCTCGCTTATTGCGTCTCGATTATTAGCAAGCTCGAGAATGTTGCAAACATCCTTAGCGACAAACCAAGAAGAGCCGTCGTGTTCATAAACCCTAACGAGGGCGTTCTGAAACGTGAATTCCTTTGAAATATACGGCATGAGGCCTCCATATCCATACATGGATATTCTATACAACCTGGGATTATATATTCCTTTATGGATATGTCAAGGTATTTTATCCGTATTTGTATATTTTTATAAAAATATGTATATAATTAGCCGATATGAAAGGCATGAATAACTACGGTGAACGCTTACAGCGGGCAATGACGGAAAAGGGCATAGACCAGAAGACGCTGGCAGGCATGCTCTCAACGGCCCAGGCGTCAATTTCGAGGATTATCAATGGCAAACAGTTTTTGGATTTTGATCTAGCAATAAGGGTGTGTGAAATACTTGGCGTTTCGCTCGATTGGCTCGCCTATGGGCGCGAAGCCCCGCGAGAAGCGGCATATTATCGCAATCCTGAACGACAGAGGATCGAATACCTCATGTCGATCTTGCAGGAATCGGACTATAATGCCGTAATCGTTGCCATGGAAGAAATTATAGAGATTAGGATGGGGAAGCAGGGGCGCGTGGCCATCGATGAGTCAAAAAACCCCGAAGAGGCCGCCGGATAATACCTTTCCCCATACACCCGTGCGTGCCTGTCCTCGTAGCTCTCGTTTGGAGAATCTTGGATGATTTTGATATAGAGAATATTTTTCTGTAGATTTATATATCTACAAAAATCACATATAATACCTCGAAAGAGGTAAACCATGAAAGAACTCCACGACTACCATCGCTATACAACCAAGGCCGAAGTTGACCGCGCTTTTCATACTCTCGACGGTATCCTAAAAGGCATAAACATCGACAATGAAATCAATAGCTCTGAAATAGAACGCTTAAAAAATTGGTGCGGTGCTCATTATGATTCCATTGTTCGGGCGCCATTTAATGAGGTCATTCCCTTTATACTGGCAATAACCGACGATGATAGAATATCCCAATCAGAATATGACGATCTTGTATGGCTATGTAATAACATAATAACTCCAAACAACTATTATGATGCGGTAACTTCGGATATACAGCGTCTTGAGGGTGTTCTACACGGAATTCTTTCTGATGGAGTCATAACAGCGGATGAACTTCAAGGCCTAAAGGCATGGATCAATGGTCGCGAAGGCATGACGGGGGCATATCCATATGATGAGATCAGAACATTAATATACAAAGTCCTCGATGACAATAAAGTCTCTACCGAAGAAC